CATTTCACCTCTTGGCCACTTAATTCTAAATTCTGTATTCTTCTCTAAATCAGTAGTCAACATTTCTACTGATTGTTGTAAATCTTTTTCTGCTAATTGTGCTTTCGTCTCTAACATGGTGATACGCTCTAGTACCCCAAAATAAGCCCACACTCCGACAGCAACTGCAGCCACGATGGATATTAAATTCCTCATTGGCATACTGATGGAAGTCTGGTCTGATACTCTAAATTCATCTTTACTCATATCTTACCTTTAAATTTTACCACCTTTTGTCATCATTTCTCTTCGGTGTTTATCTTTTTCCTCTTTCAAATGCGTTAATAACAGACCAATATAGATATCACGCTCCCAAGGAAGCATATTCTCTAGTTCTGTTATACTATATTTATGATGTTGGACTAGTGCAAAGTTAGTTTCGTAGTACGCCTCTAGGGATTCGTGGGCGAGGCAGATACGAAAAAATCCTGTAATCCAGAAAATGTGATTTCAGATTCCTTCTTCGTCTTTGGATTAGTCACCTTAATAGTATGTCTCAATTTCGGCATTTCGTCAAAAAATGTCTTAATTAGTTGAAATTGTGCTGAGTTTAGATTGTTAAAAAACTCAACTAGTTCACTTTTGCTACTATCTTTCGCTGGATAAACTTTGTCTCCCTCATAGATATGGTCAATGCAAGATACCATCAAGTTAAAGATTTTATCTGCATTCATATTCTTATCTATGCCCATTGGGACTAGTTTAAGCGTAGGATAACGCATAACGATTCCTAGATTTCTACTTTCATCTAATAGAATATTATTATTGTGTTTATCGTCTACCTGTACATTAACTTCGGTTAGGTCAATATCAACTGGTACTAAAGTTATTTTGTCGTCAGGACAAATAACTTGAAATTTAGCAACTTCACCAACACTCTTTGCTCTTATATTTAAAAACAAATACTCAATGTCAAATAAAGGCAGTTCTTCTGCTTTGATTTTACCAAATGTGCAAGAATTAACTAAATCAATTGTGGCATTTTTCATATCTGCGTCTTCGCCAGATTCTAATGCCATCATCAATAGTTTCTCTTCTTTTACTAAAAATGGTCTGTATTTGACTTGTTGGTCTACGGAAGGTAAAGTCAACTCATAAGTTGGAATATCAATCTTCGGTAAAGCCATAATGTTACACTCCTTAATTTAAAATATTATTATTATATATTTAGTGGTGGAAACTTGAACGGAGGCATAACTCTTCCACCAGTAATCTTGCCGATTGGAAAACTTCGTTTCAAATCTTCAAGTACGCCTCGTCCTGCTCTTCTCAATTCAGGTGGTAATTTATTAAGGATACCACCAAGAAAACCTGGGTCGCCTTGTTTAATAACAGGCTGCGGAAATTCTGATTGACCAATATGAAATTTGTTTTGTTGGTCTAGTGCAAAGTTCAACCAATATCTGTAAGTAAATTCTACATCAAAGGTTTGTACATCACTTGTCTCAGCACCATATGATAGTTCACCAACTTTTACAGGATATGCTTCCCATAGTCTAACACCATAAGTTGCTTCGTCTCTTTCTTGTACTGCTGGTGATGAACCTAGTTGTAATATGTTAATAGGTGCAACATACTCATCATAGTAACTAAAATTATGTGTCATATTACTAAAACTAGTTTTCTGCCACATTTCAAACATTATTCTTTCTCTAGCAAACTTGTCTGTTAAGAAAGTCATAGTAACATTACCCATTTCATAATCGTAAACGATTTTTCTTTTAGGTCCGTTATGTTTCACATCTTTAACTTTCATAGTTCTATCAGGCATACTAACTGCTTGTACAAACGCTTGTACTCTTCTTTGCATATTTGCTTCGTTAGCAAACTTTCTAAAGTCACCACCCAAAACCATACCATCAGCACCAACTTGCGTAAGTGGTCCTCTAGGTAAATCAAAGATTACATAGTATTTACTCTTACGAGCAAAACCTTCTGCTTCGTTTACATAACTTTGAAATCTTCCGATTGTAGTTGCTGGATTGGCACCTGCTTTATTTCTGAATCTAGGATCACGGTTGATATTATCCATAGAACGGTCTCTAGGAATACCTATTCTGATATCCATTCCGCCTATTCTTTTACCACCTCGTAATATTGCCATTACTATTTCTCCTTATTTTCTTAAATGTTTTTTGTGACCTTTGTGAGAACCCATATAATAATCGCCTGGTTCATAATCCCAAACTTTGCCGTGATGTCCTCTTATGTCAGCCCAAAACATTCTTAACTTGACTATGCAAGTTCGCCAAAATGTTCTTCTCGCCATATACTCCTCATATAAATCTTCTACTCCTACTCCAAACGGTAGTCGCTGGTTGTTTTCTGAATTGTTGTACTGGTAGATAAACAGCAATCGCTGCCTCTGGTGCGTCAATTCTCAAAAAACTACTTCGTTTATGACCATACAAATATTTATGTAGAGTTGGCTTAACCATTGGTATGTTCTTAACCGTATCGTAACTTACTTCAATTCTGGTATTTCTTTGTGTGGCTTCACCTGTTAGGTAACCATCTAGTCTTCTCAAAAGTGTAAATCGCATTGCTGGTGGTAGATAGTGAAAGTTCATACCCATAAAACCACCTTTGATAGGTTCTAAAGGTAATACTAAAGGAAAAGTATCATAGTAAGGTAATGTCTTCTTAAACTTTGGATCATAGAAGAACAGATTTAATCTACCTTGACTAGGTCTACTATTCAGTTTTCCACTTCTCATTAAGTCTCGGGCGGAAGTTGTACTTGCGATTGATTGTACAGCTTTCCTATACCAGGAGCCTGACTTAATGTTGCCACCTTGTTTTGTAACTAATGGGTCTAAAAGTGATATTGCCATACTACTATTTATTCATTAAACTATAACAAATAATAACCAAAACGATAAAATTATGATAATATAAGTCTTAACACCAAAACTCTTATTACTTTTAAGAGTGGTTTCACTTATAATCTCGTATGGATTTATTTCGTCTGGTTTCAATTTCATATATGCTGTTATTTATATGAAATGACAAAAGGCGCCGAAGCGCCTTTTGCTTATAAAGTAATGTAGGAAAGAGAGAGATTATTCGTCTTCAGCGAGTTTTGAAAAGTAAGATAATGTATCATCATCTTCGTCAACGCTAGACGCCTCATTACTTTTGACCGAAGTTGTTGCCATTGTAGCAGCAACACCACTAGCAGGTGGGAGGTCTATATCGCTAGCAGTTTCGGTATTCTTTGAACCACTAATCACACGATTTAATTTCTCTTTTAAATCGTCATATGATTTAAAATTAGCAGTTTCAAGGAATGGTTTAAGAGGATATTGTTTCGCCCAAGTCTCTTTGATAACAGCGTCATCTTGGTTAAGAGCGGCAGGCGCCTCAAATTCAGATTTATCATAATTCCAGAAACCATCTACTTTTCTAATCTTCAACTTGAAGTTAGCACCTGACCAGAAGTCAAATGGGTTAAATGGTTTTTCATCTTCAAACGCAGGATTCATTGCTTCTGTAATCTTGTTAAAGATTTTCTTTCCGTATTTAAACAGAAATACTTTGCCTTCGTTCTCTGGATGTTGTGGATCAGATACCACATAGATGTTAGAATAGTATGATAGTTTTCTTTTTCTCTTTCGAGCAATTTCTTTATCACTATCAACACCAGTATTCCACAATCTAGTGTTCTCTTCTGACACAGGATCTTTTTGACCTAATGTCGTTAGAGAGTTTTCAATATACCAACCACCTGGACCTTGAAAGGCGTGAGACCAAACTCTTGCCCACGGCATTTCTTCGTTTTGAGTAGCAGGTAAAAAACGAATTACTGCGTAACCATTACCAGTTTTATCTAGGTCAGGTTTCCACAATCTGTCGTCTTTGTATTTGTCTTTTGATTTAGTTGCTTCCTCAGGATTGAGGTTTGCTTCTATTTGCTTTGTTAACTTGTCAAAATTACTTTGACTATTTTTTAAGTTTTCAAATGCGTCCATAACTTTTCTCCTTGTATGTATTTCGTATTTGTATTATTTGTAAGTATCATAATGTAATTATATTCAATACTATTATTTATACAAGTTCTTATCATAACAGATATTATATCTCTTGTCAAGCACCTGTAAAAGTCTCTTTCATAGTCAATTTAGCACTCGTTCTATTGTATCTATGAAAGGGCAAAAACTTCTTAATTCTTCTACTATAATCTTTCCATACTACCTTTTCAACCACCTGTCTATCCCAGCGTTTAACGAATCCCAATAGGGTCTCAAATACGCTAAAAGTCTCATAACTAATCTTTTTGGATAAGAGTAATTTGAGGAAAGGTGGGTGCTGTCCTCTAACAACTGAAAACAACTCATCAAAAGTAAGCTTGTTATGCCCCATAAAATCCCTAATAATATTACACTCACTCCTAAAATTATAACTAAAAGAATCTTTATACCTTCTATAAGATAAGTATATGTCGTTTCCATCAGACTTGGCAAGGTCGCCAATCCATTTTTTATCATTGTGCAAGAAGTTTGATACAAAGAAATCAAGTGCTTGTTCTTCGTTATATTTCTTGCTAAGTTTGTGAAAAAAGTACCTATCATTTCTTTTCGTAAAAGTCTCTAATTTACAATTGACTTTTCCTCCATATTGTACATAGTCATAACTATCTGTTGTGAAGTGAAGTTTAACACCAAGCCATATTTTAAAAACATCAAATCCGCCATACATTATAAAGGTAAAACTCCTTCACTAGTTTTTGCTAACAAGTTTAACTTTTGACACTCCATAGTAATCTTTTCTTTTAGTGCTTTGTTCACTAAAGGACCTACGGTTGAAGTATCAATACCTCGTTCTTCGCAATAATTAATTATGCTATCCATATAAGTAACACCTGGATGGTCTTTCTTATACTTCTCTATTTCTAAAGAAAATTGTTTACTATTCATTCTTACACTATATCAGGTCTTAACAGGTTTGTCAAGCAGCTGTGCCTTTTGATTTAACTTCTGGCATATCTTCACCGTTCATAGGTTCTACTAAACCACAACCTATATCAAGTATCTTTTGTAGATATCCTTCTGTCGCTAATTGATTATCTAAACTTTGATATAGACCTATGTAATTTAAACGAACAAATGCCTGACACTCTTCTAAAGTATCAAACTTATACGCTGGGTGTTTTCTTGGTTCAACATCACCATTTAAATTAATAAGCATTGCAACTATAAGAAATACATCTTTCATACTCTTTCTCCTATAGCGAAA